CAAAGAACGAAAAAGCAGGAGATCCCGGAGGAGAAGAAGCCAGCGCCGGACGCTGCGGAAGCTGCGGAAGCAGACGGAAGGAAACGGAAGCCGACCGGATGGTTTATCCGTCACTGTCCATTTTGCGGAGGCCCTGGCAAAATCAAAGTCATAGACAAGAACTTTCCTGACCTTTTCGTTTGCGTAAAGTGCAGGATATGCGGAGCGCAAGGCAAGGGCGTTTTCATAAATAACAACGCTCCGCAGAAAGAACAGTTTGAACTCCGGGACCTCATCCTCCACGCATGGAATATGCGGAGTAAAAAGGACCCGCTGGCGGATCCTGACGAAGATCCGGAAGAGGACGAGGAGCTGGATCCGGACGAAGAGGCGGAAGATTGACGGGAACCGGAGGAGAAGATCCTCCGGTTTTTTGTAAATGCGGGGGTATACCGGGAGCTTTACATCCAAAACGGCCCGATTTGTAAAAACTGAAGTTGTATTTCGTGCCTTTTTACAAAATGCAGCGCAAGTCTAAGACTTCGGGCTTTACATTTCGCTTGACTTCCCTTTTTTCATATTATATAATACGATATAGAAACACACACGAAACACACAAAAACAGAAAAGACAAGAAAGGGAGGTTCAAAATATGAATATAGCTTATGTGAGAGTATCAACGGCAGAGCAGAACGAGGCGAGACAGATCGAAGGGCTTGAGGAGTACGGGATCGAGAAGTGGTTCATCGAGAAGGTATCCGGAAAGAACCGGGAGCGGGAGCAGCTGGCGGCCATGATGGACTTCGCAAGAGAAGGTGACACGGTTTATGTGCATGACTGGTCTCGTTTGGCCAGATCGACGAAGGACCTCATCGAGATCGTTGAGGAGCTGAGCAAAAAGGGCGTGAACCTTGTCAGCAACAAAGAGAAGTTTGACACCGGAACGCCGCAAGGAAAATTCATGCTGACGGTTATGGGCGCCATGTACGAATTTGAACGTGCGAACCTCCTGGAGCGCCAGCGCGAGGGCATAGCCATTGCAAAGGCCGAAGGGAAGTATAAAGGCGGTGGCCATGAGAAGAAGATCGACGAAGCAGCATTTCAGAACGGCTATGAGCGCTATATGAAGCGGGAGATCACGAAGTCCGAGCTTGCGAAGGAGCTGAACATATCCCGGCCGACCCTGGACAAGCTCCTGAAGAAGAGAGCAGCATAACACGGACACACGGAGCGGAGGGGATGCTCTCCGCTCCCTAAAGTGTATACATACTACACTTTGCATTGAAACGGAGGTGAAAGGAATGACATTTGCAGAGCTGAAGCAGAGCATGGAGGAGATCAGGAAGCAGATCGGACAGCTGACCTATAAAACGGGCTGGGACAAATGGGAGGAGTTTAACCTGGAGGACGAGCCGACGGATCCGGATGACAAGTACCTCATGGATGAATACTACTGGATGATGGACAAGCTTTTCGCCGTGGAGTCGGAGCTGGACTATCTGAGAAAACCCGTGACGCTGGAGGGAGTCCTTCACAAGAACGAGCGGGGAAGATATGAGGCCAATGGGCGGGAGTTTACCTCCGGGAACTCACTCGAGGCGTATGTTTTCGACACTGTGAACGAGGAATATCACTGGATCCACAGCCGGATCGAACACGACGGGGAGGACTATTACATTGTGGACTACTCTGGAAGCATTGAGGGCGTGAAGGTACGGCTCAGGAGATAAAACGAAAGGCTCCCGGGAAGTCGAGACCGGGAGCCTAACAAAGGAGGACGGTCGAGACCCCGTCCAAAGAGCGAACTTATCACTGATCATTATATCACACGAAAGGAGATTTTGACAGATGGCAAAAGAAAAAGACAGCTATATCCGGTTTGACCTGAAGCCCGTGGGCGGGAGAGACCTGAAAGCATACATTTCACGACGAGCAGCGGAGGAGAGCCTGAAGCGCGGGGAGCGGGTATCCATGACAAAGTATTTGCAGGAGCTGATCGACAGGGACGCCAGCACGAACGAGCTGGGCGACCGGGTGGAGCAGATCATGGTGAAGCTCATGACGCTCTCCGGAGAGGATCAGGACATGGTTATTTCCCTCATTGACCGTTTAGCGCGATAGGATACCGCCACAGCGCAACGCCTGACCGCCGGCATTTGACCACAGCGGGGTTTTAATCGAGAAGTCGAGGAAATGGACACGAAAGCCAAAACGGGCCGAAATGGGCCTATACGGAGCGCTGTCCCACTGGGACAGGAAAGGAGCAGATCATGAAAGCAGAAGGTATGAAGTCATTTTTCAGCGCCGAAGAGGTGGCAGCCATGACCGGGTGGAAGCTTCAGGATGCCCGGAGGATCGTTTTCGAGGCACGGAGGAAGCTGATCGAGGCCGGGATCATCCGTCCGGAATATCCCCAGGGGATCATCCCGGCGAGGGCGCTGGATCGGATCAGAGCCGGAAAGGCTGTTGTCCCGACGGGACAGATTTTACAATTTCGGCAACGCTGATTCCTGGGGCAAGTGGCCCGAAATGATGCCGGGGTCCCGGTGGGACACCTTCCCAGGGACTCCCGCTGCGGGTCCACTGGACCCACGGATCAGGCCCTTCGGTGTCCACTGGATACCGGGATCCGGAGGGGACACACACAACAGGGCGGGCTATGGTTCACTGGAGTACAAGCAACGTGAGCATGCCCGCTCACTTTATTTTTGGGGGAAAATCCCCCAATCCCCCGTCTCAAAACACACAAATGTACACAGCGCACGATTTTACCGTGCGAGTTATGCACACATTATCCACAAAGCCCGAAAATAGGCTGTTGTCTATCCGAGAAGAACGCGCTAAAATGAGATACACAGGTGTACACAGCACAAAATCGGTCGAAAATGGAGGTTCTTACATGGTTACACTGAGGGAGTATGCGCGGATGTGCCGCGTGAGCTATGAAACGATACGGAGGAAGGTCCGAGATAACGAGGACTACCTGGCAGGACACATCACAACAAAGAACGGAACAAGATATTTAGATTCCAAAGGCGTCCAGATCATGAACGCGGTGCAAGGGATCCCGGAGGACGAACTGGAAAGCCCTGTCGATAAAACCGAAAGGGAGAAAGAACTGGAGGCCAAAGTCACGAGTTTGTTGGAACAGCTGAACATGGCAAAGGACGAGCTGCTGGCAACAAGGCGAGTGATGGACGAGAGAGCGGAACGGATAACCCAGCTCATTCAGGAGCAGAACGAGGCAAAGGTGAAGCTCTTGGAGTCTGAAAGCCGGATCGAACTGATCGAAAAAGAACATCAGGCGAGGATCATGGTCCTCGAGATGCAGAAGGACCCGGCAACGATAGCCCAGCAGAAAGAGCAGATCGAACAGCTGAAGAACGACGTGGGAGCATATCAGGATCAGGCGGCCTACTATAAGCGAGAAGCCGAAGAGGCTCAGCAGCGCACCGAGGCCATGAGTCGAGATGCTGACGAGGCCATGCACGAAATAAGCGAACAGAAACGACAAAATGACCAGCTGGCCGAAATACTGGCAGCGGAACGCCAGCGCCGGGAAGAGCTGGAGCAGGAAGTGAACAGCTACGAGAAATCTATTTTCGGATTGTTCCGGAAGAAGAAAAAGAAATGACCTCCTCAGAGGGCCACAGAGGGCCGTTTCGGGCTTACATGGCAAATTGTACGGGTGAACAATTAGAAGCCGGATATGGTCGAATGAGCGGGGTTGAGTGCAACGTTTTTTGCAACGCTCCCGGTATATTTTCCGAAACAACACGAACGAAGCGCAACGCTCCATCATGCGCTCCACCATGCCGATTCAAACACGAATAAAAACGTTCCATCATGGGGAGGTGATGCCGATGAAAAGGAAACGAGGTGGACAGCCTGGGAACAAGAACGCCGTGGGAAACAAAGGCGGCGCTCCCTACGGAAACATTAACGCATGGAAGCATGGAGGCTATGCCGTGGCACAGATGCAAAGAGGTATTACACGGTATACATTGAACAAGATGCTGGACGAAATGACTCCGGAGCAGATCAGGATCCTCCGGGACAGATAGGTTATACAAAAGCAATACGGAAGTTATACAAGGCGGTGGGCATAGTCCCGCTGCCTTTTTTGGATTGTATACAATCCTGATTGCTTCGGATGGTATACAGTGATATTATTTAGGAGCGTAATTGCATAGAGGCAGGATGCAAGTTTCCGGTTCCCTCGTAAAAGAGAGGGGGTGAGGCTTATGACGGTTATGGAGGTTTTAACCTTGTTACTCGTTTTATTTGCCGCGCTGTCCTATTTGGATAACCACAAAAAGAAATAAGCGTCCCGACCTTCGACAGTAGGACGCTTATAGCTAACCACTAAGAGGGTGACCGGAAACTGGCCTTCCGATTCCTCTCACTTGCAATTATACGCGGGAGCGGCTGAGAAATCAACCGCTCTTTTTTTGGCGAGTGTGAGGAACCGGAGTGGGTTTCATTCTGTGAGCGGAGACCGTGGGAGCATTGTGAGAAGCTGCTGGATGCTATCTCACAAAATAGAACTGCGAGGGATGAGCGTGGGTAGAACTGCGAGAAGCTGGCAGATCAGTTTCGCAGAATGTGACTTTTGACCGTGGGTGCATTGTGACTTTTGATTTCCCAGGAGTCACAGAATAGGGAAAAAATGTATTGTTAATATAACGCCCACTGAAAAGAAAAGAGCGCCGAATCCTCGAAAGGTAGCGCTCATTGCGTAAGACGGTATGCTGGGAAGCTTGCCAAGTCCTCAGAGCAATTATAAGCCGGAGCAGATCGAAAAGCAACAGATCTATCGCGTGATGGGCGGAGACCCCTTATATATCTTTAGATATCTTATGCTTATTAAAGATGTTACGAGAGATTGGAGTGGGTTTTCGGGGTCAAGTACGAGGAATTGGAGTGGGTAAGTACGAGAGATTGGAGTGGGTTGAGTACGAGATGAACCGATTGACAATCTCGTTATATGAAAATATAATCATGTACGAGTCGCAATAATCGGTCACTCGTACAGAAGTACGAGGAATTGGAGTGGGTTTCGAGAGCAAGGGAGGACTTATGCTGCGGGATTATGACGAGGAATTTCACCAGATAACACTACATGAACTATTTGAAGCGAAGGACGGAAAGCCCAACCTCTTCGCCGTTTCAAAAATATTTACGGAAGCAAGGAAGCAGATGAGCGCTGTTGAATACAAAACGTTTTACCTTGCTTTGTCGAAAATCAGATGGAAAGAGGAATGTCCGGAGGTTCTTTACCTGGACAAGAAGGAGCTGGCGGCCATGCTGGGCTTTGAGTCAGACACGGATCATCTGTCTGAAAATCTGAACAGAGCAATCGGAGATATACACATCCACAGCTCCATCAAATTCAGCGACAAGGAAAAAGGTATTTATGACAACGGAGTGTTTATCCGGAGGATAACGATTTTGAGGAATAGAGTCCGGATCCTGATGGAACCGGAGTATCTGTCCCTCTTTGGCCAGCTGGAGAAAAACTTTGTGATGGAGCTTGTCTCCGACATTGCAAAGATGAAAACAGAACGCTCCATAGCCTTTTATGAGCTGTTGCTGGCGAACACTGACAGCCGCGAAACCATAAACCATGCTGAAATAGGTATCCGGAGGATTAAAGAGCTGTTTAACATCCCGAAAGAGGGAGAGGGATCATATGTGCGAGCAAATGGCCATTTTGACAGATACGGTTTTGAAAAGTATGTGATAGACCCGATATGCGAGGACCTGAGCAAAACGGAGCGGATTCAGCTGGCCATTCAACCGAACGGGAAGCTATTCGAAAAGGTGAAGCATGGAAACCGTGTTGTGGCCTACCGTTTTTCGTGGTATTCCACGCAGCGGCCAGGGATAGCCAGCGCTCCGGAGGTGAAGCTGTTGCAGGAGAAGGTGGACGCAGATCCCCGGGTGATGAAGGTGGCAAAGGATATCATAGCCGGGAAGGAGAACCCGAAGAAGAAGGAGAAGAAGTCCAAAGCCTCACAAACTGATTTTATGCACCATGAGAACTGGGACGCGGACCTGGACTGGATCGAAGTCCTCAGCTACAAAGGCATGAGCAAAGAGGACCAGGAGAAAGCCATGGAAGCGCGGGGATATGTCCGGGACGAAACCGGAAAATGGAAAAAAGCGAAGTAAACGAAGCGGATCAGATGCCCGTGGCGGCCTTTTCAGAGGTTTCCACGGGTATTTCTACGCTGGAAGATGCTGAAAACGCGATTATGAGGCCCGTTTCCATCCTGATCAGAACGAAAAGAGGCTTTTTCGACTCTGTCAGACGGGCCGAAAGCATGGTATAATAGGGACAGGTCGCAGAGCATGGGGTCTTACAATCCAAAAAACGAAGCAAAGGAGGATTGTAAGAATGGCGAATTTATCAATTATTTTCAACATGGTAGACAACATATCGCAGAAGCTGTCCACCATGGGCCAGGAGCTGGGATCCGTGGCAGATTCATTTCGCAGCATTGAGGACGAAGCAGACAGTGCTTTCGGATCGGTCTCCTCAGAAGCAGACGAAACAGAGAAAGCCATGGAGCGCTTCGCTTCCCGGATGCAGGACAGCATGGCGGATGCTTTCGAGCAAGTGGTCTCTGACGCGGGACTGTCAGAGGATCAGATCGAGGACGTCATGGGAGAACTCCCGGACTTTTTCCGGGGAGTCGGAGACGGGATCGAGGACGAGATGAGGGCCGTATCCGATGCAGCGGACGGAACCGGAGACAGCCTCGAGGAGCTGGGATCCGATTTCGAGGAAGCTGGAGAAGCTGGCCGGAGATCCGGAAACGAGATGGAGGGAGCAATGCAGAGCGTGGAGAGCTTCCTTGCCTCCGCCGGAATTGTGGCCGGGTTGAAAAAGATCATTGCTGCCTTTGGAGAGTGTGCAGCGGAAGCGGAAAAGGTCGAAACGGCCTTTGCAAAGCTGGAGACGATAGCCGGATCCGGCCCGATGGACTCCCTCAAAGAGCAGATCATGGAGCTTTCAAACGCTACGGGCATAGCAGCGGAGGATCTGGCAGACGTGGCCTACAATGCCATTTCAGCAGGAACGGCCGCCGAGGACTCCGTGGAGATGGCCGCAACAGCCGCAAAGCTGGCCAAAGCAGGATTTACGGACACAACCTCCGCCCTGTCTGTCCTCACTACGGCTATAAATGCCTACGGTGAGAGCGCCGGAACGGCTACGGAGATAGCTGACAGCCTGATCTATGTCCAGAACATGGGCGTGACAACGGTGGCGGAGCTGTCCGGAGTGATGGGCAAGGCGATTGCAACCGCCAGCGCTTACAACGTATCACTGGACAACCTCGAAAGCTCATACATAAGCCTGACAAAGGCCGGAGTCCCGACAGCTGACGGTACGACATACCTGGCTTCCATGCTGAAGGAGCTGGGAACCGAAGGCTCAGACGTGGCGAAGGTCCTGGAAGAAGAGACTGGCCAGAGCTTCGCCCAGCTGATGAAGGACGGAAAGACGCTGGCCGATGCGCTGGGCATACTGTACGACTCATGCAACGAGGATGCAACCGCCCTCATGAACTTGTGGAGCAGCGCAGAGGCCGGGAAAGCCTCAAATGCGATAGTTTCCCAGGGGCTGACACAGTTTAATGATAACCTTGAAACACTGGCACAGAGCGCCGGAGCTACTGAAAAGGCTTTCGAGACGATGGCCAGCACAACGGAATTTGCTCATAATCGCATGATTAACAGCGTGAAGAACCTGAAGGTGTCCATCGGAAACGCACTGAACCCCATGCTGGAAGGTATTTACAACCTTATGACCCCGATTTTTGAAGGGCTGGCATGGTTTAATAATACGTTCCCGATGGTAACGCACCTCCTGACCGCAGGAGCCGCAGCTGTGGGAGTGATAGCTGTTGCTGTGGCAGGATATACGATAATAAAGAAAGCTGCAACCGCCGCAGAGGCTGCCTATGCGGCCATGGTTGAGACTTCAACCGGAGCAATGACTTTACAGCTTGGCGTCATAGGAGCTTTGACAGTGGCAGCGGGTGTCCTGATTGCCGCCTGGGCTTCCTCCCGGAAGGAAGAGGAGGAGCTGACAGCCAGCTCCGAGGAACTGAACGACCAGCTGACAGATCTAAACGCAGAATATGAGCAGACGGTCGAAGCCTTCGGAGAGACGAGCGCAGAGGCTCAGATGCTCAGAGGCGAGATCGAGGAACTGGACGGACAATTCCAGGCTTCAAAAATGACCCTGACCGAGTTTTATGACCATCTGGACAAGGTCTGCGACGAGAGCAACAAGATTTGTGATGCTTTCGACAGCATGAGGGAAGAGGCTGAGAAGAACAAGGCCAGCACGGACGCACTAATCGGAAAGCTTCGGGAACTGTCCACAAGCTCCGTGAAGTCCGTCGATTCCCAGGCAAAAATGGAGTCGATTGTCCGGAGACTTAACCAGCTTTATCCGGAGCTGAACCTGAGCATTGACGATGTGAACGGAAACCTTGACCTCATGGCCGCAAAGATCGAAGCTGTGAACGGAGCAACGATGCAAGCGGAATATGATGCAGCCATGGACACATGGGCAAAGGCTACGGAGAAGCAGAACGAAGTCCTGGAAGTGCAGCAGGAAGCCTACAAAAACCTCCTGAAAGCACAGAGAGATTATGCTAATCAGAATGTGTTTGAAGGAACATGGAACGAGTTTGGAAATCTCTCCGGCCCGGCCAAAGCCCTCAAAGAGGCGGAAGAAGCCTACGATAAGGCAACCGAAGCCGTGAACCGGAACGCTGAGACGATAGCGGAGAGTGAGCGAATAATAGGACAGTACGCGGATGTGGTATCCGGAGCTTCAGATCAGACGGTGGACGCATGGGACGCTGTTTCGATTGCCATTTCCGAGAATGAGGAAACGGTGAAAAAGCTGTCTGAAGAGTATCAGAAAGCCTATGAGTCCGCAATTTCGAGCATTAGAGGCCAGTGGGCATTGTGGGATGAAGTCGGAGACGGCGTGGAAGGTCCCTGGAAGCTTTGGGACAAGGTCGAGAAGCTTCAGAAGGTTTCCCTCGATGCTATGCAGAAGAACATGGAGGACCAGCTGGCATACTGGAACACTTACCAGGATAATGTCGACAGCCTCCACGAGCGCCACATTGCCGGACTGGATGACATGGTGGCCGCAATCAATGACGGATCGACAGAAACCGCTGCCTATCTGGCAAAGATGGCCAATGCTTCGGACGAAGAACTGACGAGGATGGTGAACTCTTACCAGAACCTCCAGAACGCGCAGAATGTTTCCCTGGATGATATGCGGACGGGTATGCAGAAGCAGATGCAATTCTGGCAGGAATACGCGGACAACCTCGAAAGCCTCCACAGCCGGAACATTGATGGACTGGACGAACTTGTGGCGAGCATGAACGACGGATCCGAAGAGTCCGCGAAGTATTTGGCGCTTATGTCGAAAGCCTCAGACGAGGAACTGAGCGCAATGGCTAAGCAGTACGAGTCCCTTCAGAGGGCGCAGGAACAGACAGCGGACGATATGGCGGAGCTTGCTACCAATTACGACGACCGCCTGGCAGAGATCGAGGCAAGCTTTGCAGAGACTGTAAATGCGATGAACATGGAGGAAGAGGCGTACAATGCAGCCGTGGCCACCCTTCAGGGATACATTAACGGCATTAAGTCTATGCAGGATGCAGCCGCCAGCGCCGCCGCTGCTGTTGCTGAGGCTGCAGATCGACAGCTTCGGAAGCCCGGAGGAACGACCGTGGAAGGTCATGCAGGAGGAACGCTGGACTCCGGCCCGGTATACATTGCCGGAGAGGAAGGTCCGGAGTTGATTATTTCAGGCGGCCATGATACAGTATTCCCGGCAAGCGAGACCGAGAAGATCCTGAGCGCCGTGGAACAGACATATCCGGAGTATGGTTACGGAAAGATCCTGGATGCAATGGACGGACTGAACAGAGACAGCTGGGCAAGCTACGAACCGGATAACAAGGCAGTTACGGATCAGAGCAACCGGAACAGCGGATCTTACGAGGCCATAACCACAACGAACTCGAAAAAGGAGATCAGTCTCACGATTGACTTGAACGGCTCCGGAACGGTTAAGGTTGACGGAGGATCATTTGACGGTGAAGCGGTCTGGGAAGCTGTCCAGGGACGGATCCGGGAGAAGCTGATCGAGACGCTTCAGGAGGAAATATACGAAGGCTCTTATCAGTCTTTTGAATACTAAGGGGGGACGGACATGGCAATGCAGTTAGTGATATACAATGCCTCCGGCTCCTGGGATTTCACAGACATGGTTAAGCAAGTCGTATGGAGCGGGAGAAAATCGGCTGCCCCGAGGTCTTTGGAAATGACGCTTGTGGACGATTATGACAGGCCGAAAGCTACAATCAGTATTAAAACCATTGAAGGCTGGACGGTTCAGATGTTCCTCGACGGAAAAGAACTGTTTCGAGGGATCATCATGAGACAGACAATCACACAAAGCAAGGAGAACAAGCTGAAAGCTTACGATGTGTGCATATATCTGTCCAATTCGAGGGACAGTTTCTCGTACGATAAATGGACAGTCAATCAGATTATACGGGATTGTATCAAAAGAGCAGGACTAATCCAGGGAACGGTGTCAGGATGTGACTATAAGATCGAAAGTTTGAAAAGGTCAAAATCCACTTACTATGAGACCATGTGCGAGGCAATGTCAGAAGTTTATAAGTCAAAAGGCGAGCGATATTATATCCGGGCCACTGGCAGAACGGTTGACTTCCTACGGAGGAAAGAAGAAGCAAATCAGTTTGTGGTCGAGTTTGGCCAGAACCTGACGGGATACAGTTACACGGACTCCATCGAGAAGATCAAGACCCGATACCGAGTTTACAACAAGGAAGGCCAGTTGGTTAAAGAGGAAATCAACAGTGCTTTGGAGTCGAAAATCGGAACCTTCGCCGAGGTGGATACAGCGGATAAAGATTACACCGAAGCTTCTCTGAAAGAGATGGTGAAAACCATGATCGAAGAGAGCGGATATCCTCAGAAGAGCCTGACGGTGAGTGCTATCGGAATACCGGAGATCATTTCCGGAGGGTGTTTATATGTGGTTATCCCTCACCTGGGATTGAAGCAGACCTTCTATGTTGATGAGGATAAGCACACCTTCAAAGGCGAAGCGCACACCATGAGCCTGAAGCTGAATTTCGCGAAAGACATTGACACAGCAGGATAATTAAACGGAGATCACCTACGCGACAGACGCGGAAGGTTGACGATAGCCGGAGGAGAGTATTTGCAGATGCTCTCCTCCCTTTTTTTGGTTTGACGCGCTGAGAGGGCCACAGAGACGATTTACTGAGAAAGGTGGCAGATTGCCCGATGGAATGAAAAAAGCCCCGAGACGGTCAAAGGAGCGGGGGCAGGAACGACATATAAGCGGTATTTGATGGGGGAAAGATCCTTCAGAGCATAAAAAAACGACCATGAAGCCACAGAGTATAACTTCACAGCCGTTTTCTTCCCATTCGCCTCCGAATGGATACCTCACGCTCAGATCATACCACACCAAAACAGGATTTGAAAGGGTAAAGCAGCGGGATGTTATACAAAAAGCTGTTGAGGATTGTATAACATTACGCTGCTTTTTGCGTGGATCAGATGCAGATGGCTTGCCATTCTGCGAAACTTGCCTTTCATTCCCCAGCGGTTTCATCAGCACGAAGGACAGCCGCTGCCAGCTGTCAGAGATCCTCCTCCGGGACCGGATCCTGATCGGAATTGAAACGGGAGAGAAGCTTCCTCCGGTCCTGGCGCTCATGTTGCTTCTGCCGAAGCTTCTCCGGATCGGAAGGTGGAGAGGTTAGCATTCCCAGAATGTTCGGATATACGGAAAAGTGATTCCATTCCGGGTTTATGTCCTCCTGGATGACCTTCAGCTGATGAATAAGCTCCACAACATGGTCATTCAGACTCGTTTCCCGCTGCGGGTTGCTCCGGATAATATGCCCGAGGTGCATGACAGCTGATGCAGCGTGAGTATGCTCTTTCCCTTCTCGCTGGCATTCCAGATCATACGATAGGAGGATGTTCAGAAAATCGTTGAGAGAACCGCCCCAGGCTTTCCATGCCTTCAACTGCTGGATACTGTCATCAGACAGCCCCGTTTCCCGGCTGATGTATTCATTATCCACGGATCGGAAGTCTGAACGGCCCAGGAGATAATCCACGGACACTCCAAAGAAGTCCGCCAGCTGAATGGTATAATCCATCCGTTTCGGTATTGCACCGGGTTTTTCATACTCGATGATCGTGTCCCGGCTGATTCCGGTTTCTTCAGCAAGCTTTCCCTGAGAAAGCTTTTTTTCTTTTCTGAGCTGTTTTAATCGGTTTTTGTGGATATTTTCCGACATTTTAACACACCTCCGTTCATAATGCGGGGAAAAATGTGGCTATCTTTCCACAAAAGATTATACTACAATTTACACATGATAACAACAAGAGATTATCAGAGAACGACAAAGGAGGACGATGAGACAATGAGAGTCGTATTTACACAAAAGCTTGCGGAAGAATTGAGAGCAATGGGAGCAACGACTGAACACTACGCTCAGGCGGCCTATGCTGTTACAAATGCTCCGAGAGGAGAGTTTGAAGTGGACGCTTCGGACGATATGCTGACCATTTTGGGGATGCCAGTCTCATTCCTTCGGAACCATGAGACGAAAGAGGCCCTTGTCATGACTCTCGAAGAAGCTCACAAGCTGGATCAGGAGGCGCTGGCATGAACGCAGAGCAATATAAACGCTATTTGAGCAGTGACCGATGGCGCTGTATAGCTCAGGAGCGGATGGAAATAGACGGCTATCGTTGCCAGTGCTGCGGAACGAGAGGAACGGCGAACAACCGCCTGGAAGTCCATCATCTGACCTATAAGCACCTTTTCACCGAGGAAAATTACATTTACGAGGACCTTGTAACCTTGTGCCATGTATGCCACACCGGAGTTCACCGGATGATGAACAGAGTCACCTCCCCGGATGGCCGGAGAGGATGGAGCGAAGCAGCGGGAGTTCCCCAGATTCATGTATGCACAATGTCCGGCCTCGATTACGACATAAATGTAATTGAAAGGAGGTGAGGTGCATGGATAAGCAGATCGGAGAGCTGAAGGAGACCCTGAGCAAGGTGTCAGACGGTGACCTCATCCGGGTTATGGCTCACCTTGCCATGGTGGGAAGTGATATACATGAAGCCTATGATGTGCGGGTTGTGTTCCTGAATCTGTTCAAGATCATAGAAGCAGAGAACGACAAACGACTCCGGGAAAGGATGTGAAAGGAATGAGAAGAGAACAAGCAAATCAGGATATACGGAAAGCTATTTTCGAGAGCGGCCTTTATCAGTACGAGATAGCCGATGCACTTGGGATCCGTGAGGAGAACCTTTGCCGATTGCTCAGAAGAGAGCTTCCCCAGGAGAAGAAGGAGAAGATCCTCGAGGCCATTGAGAAGGCGAAAGCATAGGCCGGGAGGAGGTGTGCATAATGGATAACTTTATTGATAATTTCATAGGCGCGGATGGAAAAGGTATAAAAGGGATATGGTGGCGGAATTATAGCTACAAAGTCATGGAGGAGTACGGGCTGGCCACGGATGAGGATGTGAAGGAGATCGTGGCAGAAGATCCCGATTTCATGGCAGAAATGGGAAGGCTTTGGTTCAGCCTCATGTTATATCATGCCCATTATCCAGGTGAGGACGAGCCGCTGCTGACTCTGAAGCCTAAAACAAAACGGATTTTCAAACTCCTGAAGAAGGATATTGATGACAGTATGGATTCCTGGGAAAGGACAGTCACGGCCAGCCGTGAGAACGGAGAAAAAGGAGGGAGACCGCGAAAGAAGAAACCGGAGAACGGTGAACAGATCCCTCCGGAGCTTCCTTACAACTAAAAACCGTCCGGTTATTCTGAAAACCGCCCGGTTTTACAAGAAACCGCCCGGTTATAAGGTAAAAACCCAGCGGGTTTCTAAAAAAACCCAGTGGGATATTGTAAAAAACCCAGTTGGTTTTTTCAGAAAACCCAGCCATAACCCAGCCATAACCCAGCCGTAACCCAGCGAAAACCTAATATAGGAATATAAGGAATGTATGGAATATATGGAATGTATGGAATACTGGAATATCCTGAAGTGTTCTTTACAGAACACTATATAGGAGGTATAGGGAGCTGAGGCTCCGCTCAGCTCAGCAGAGGAGGCAGTGAGACAGATGGACTTTAACATTGTGAAAAGGCAGATCATGTCCGAGTATCTTAAACAGCATGGAAGCTATTGCAATAGTGAAGAGTGGAGCGTGAGAGCTTGTATCAATGTATTTCGGTACTATTACGAACGATATAGGGAAGTGTTCCGGAAAGATCACCCACACATTTCGAGTGATACCGTCAGCTGGATCCTGGAAGCGTTACCAGTGGCCAGATCAGAAGATGGTGACGAGCTTTATCTGTCCCCGGAGGAATATCCACAGCTGATTGATGCCCATTTCGAGACGAAGTATCCCCGATGCAATTATTCCATAGCCCACTTTATGACCGGGAAGATCCGGTTCCTGAAATACTATGAAGCGGTTTATTAAACCAAAGCACACCCTCAACAGCAAAATATCAAATTATGAAACGGAGGTTTTACTATGTCAGACAAAGCAACAAGGCTCATATGGTTCAGGATGCCGGGAGCGGCTATCCTTCAGAAGCTGGGACTGAAAACCCAAAGTGAGGAGCAGATCCGGGTGAGACTGGATGCCCTACTGAAAAAGGATCCTGATTTCCTTCAGAAGATGGGCGCGGTATTCATGAATAGCATGATATATGCGGAACACAAGGGAGAGGATCCTGTTTTCGAGATGAATGATGCCCAGCAGGAACTTTTTCAGCTGATCAGGTCCGGAATTGATAGAGCATTGATGCAGCACGAGCAGAAGATGGCGCTGGCCAAAACGACCATAAACCGGATCATACTGTAAACCTAATAAACCTAATAAACCTTATAAACCCGATTAAGGAGGATAAACCAATGAAGAAAGCAACCGAAGGAAGCAAGCTGGACAGACTCATCGAGGCTATTGAGGCGAAGAAGGAGGAGCTGTCCGGCTACGAGAAGGAACTGGCAGCGGCAAAGGATCCCCAGGCGAAGGTGAACGCAGAGAAGCACCTGGCCAAAGCAAAGGAGGAGCTGGAGATCCTGGAGAAGTCGAAAGAGGCAGCGGAAGCCCTGGAAGCTCCGGAGCCAGTGTCCGACATGAACGAAATGCTGGAAGGTCTGAAGAAGTATGAAACGCCATACCAGGACAAGATCGACGGTATTCAGAAGAAGATGGAGGACAACCGGACAGAGTTTGATCAGACGAAGAAAGCCCAGCAGAAAGCCTCCGAAGATATGGACGCCGTGAAGATGGTGACGCTCAACGACAGACTGGAAGAACTCAACAAGGTTTATGAAGCCCTGAAGCAGATGAAAGCCGCTGCCGAAGCAGCTCCGATTTATCCTGAAGGAGCAATTGAGAAGGAATGGGAGGCCGTTTATCAGAAGTACGGCCAGGAATGGGAGAACCGGATCGAGGCCGTGAGGACCTTTGCTGAAGCATATGACGCAGCAACCCGTCAGCTGATCGAGATGAGCGAAACCATTGAGAAGGTAAAGCGCACGATGGAATGGAAGAACGGCAGCGGCCGCTTCGCTCCTCATTTCACGGAAGGAAGAACAGCTGACGGGCTGATTGTGGAGAAGCCAGTCCAGAACCCGCTCACCGGAAAAAACACGGTTTTCAGGACGGAATTGAGCAAGCAGCTTGAGGGCATTTTCAAATCTGGCATTTGATCAGGAGGGTGAAAGGAATGGCACAAAGAACGAAAAAGCAGGAGATCCCGGAGGAGAAGAAGCCAGCGCCGGAAGCTGCGGAAGCTGCGGAAGCAGACGGAAGGAAACGGAAGCCGACCGGATGGTTTATCCGTCACTGTCCATTTTGCGGAGGCCCTGGCAAAATCAAAGTCATAGACAAGAACTTTCCTGACCTTTTCG